AGCCAGTCTCCTCATAGGCTGCGAGGCGGTCAACGTGCGGACCGTAATCTTCTCCTCCTTCGGCATCGATAGCTACAAACCATTTTCCATCACCATGCCCATTGTCACACCAGTATGTCAGCCGTTCCATGTCAGTCCTCCTTCTGGCCGCGCCATTTTTCAATCATAGACCGTAAGTGAAAATATTGTCCGGTATAAACCGCCCCTTCAAGTTCTCCTAAAAACCTCTCTAACTCATCCCTCTCCCGCTTCACCTGCTCCAGATCGGCCTCTTGCTCTTGTAATAGCAAGTGCCTCCTATCAAGTTCTTTCGCCTGTTGAAATACTAAATCCACCTTGCTTTTTAGCTCGGCCCGCAGCTTCCCGTTTTCGGCTTGGAGCGTGGAGAGGGTGCTCCGTACTTTCTCCACCACGGTTCTCATGTTCTGCATTGTGTGGTCGTCCCAGCTGGTTATCCAGCGCAGGAACCGCTTCTCTCTCTCCGTCAACTCTACACCCCGTAAAATGTCCTCAAATTCCGCTGGGATTTTCATTATTTTTTCTCCTTTCCGGCGGCCCATCAAAGGCCGTCCAGTATTGGCCGTACAGTTCCAGGCTAAACGGTTTGATGTGCTTGCAGTACAGATATCCATCCCTGCACCCCTCTGCAATTTCCAGGCCGCCCCATTGGAGCTGGGCTATCCCTGCTCCCTCAATGTAGATTGCGGTCTCCTGGGTGATGGAGTCCAGCTCCTGGCGTGTGTATTGGTGTCTCATGGCGATACCTCCGGCGGGCGGCGGTAAGCAAGCCATCCTGTGCCATAGTCATCGTAAATTGCAAAGGAGGTTATATTTTCACACCCGTTTGGACCGACGATCATCCAACTCCCCTTGGCCGAATCGTTCTTTGGACAGCACCACACCGGCTCATCATCCATCTCCCGCAGCTCCTTCAGCGTTAGCGGCTCGTTCGGCGGGGTGAGGGTGGACAGGGCGGCTTTCTGCCATGCGTTCACCCACTCTGACAATGTTTCAGTCTCGATGTGTTCGTAAATCTCGTTGACGTTCACATCAGAAATCAAATCTTTCAGGTTCATTCCATCCCCTCCAGCATCTCCATCTCCTCCGCGCTCAGAATCGGCGCGCGGGTGTTCCATATCTGCCGTGCTTCTTCCAAGTCGTAGCCCGCCGCCATAAACCCACACAGGCATTCAATCATTACGCATGCCATTACAGCCCTGTGCTTTGTGTCTTCACCCCTGCAACCCGGGCATGGCAGTAGCACCCCCGCATCCGTCAGCCGTTTCGCCGCCTCGTGGTCGCCCAGCAGGGCGCGCGTCTTATCGTCCATCGTTCGGCACCTCCTTGATTGCTTTCCATCGCTCTTTACGGCTACACGTCCCGACGACTGCATCACAAATGCTCTTGGACGCACAGCGCTCACATGGTCCCGCCCTAAAAAACTGTTTCATATACTCTGTGGTGGTTGATATGGAGTATCCGGTGGCCTGGGCTATCGTCTCCGGCCCATACCCGTCCAGCGCCATGCGCTCCAGCAAATCACGGGACGGTTTTGGCTTTTTCGCCCTGGTATGTAGGAGGCAGCCAACTCTTTTCGGGTTGCAGTCCGGCAGCGGGCACCGCCCACAGAGTTCGGCCTCCTCTGTATCCCGCTCCGTAATCCTGCGCTCTACAACTGACTCCATCGCGTCCAGGCTGCGCCAGGGTGCCACCGCTCCGCTGATGCCGTAGGGGTCTCTGGTGATCACAGCTCCTGCACCTCCACCCGAATACATCCCCCGTCCCAAAGCCTATGTATAACCTGCCTGTACCAGCGGTGATCGTCGTCCGGCAGCAGGTATCCCTTGAGCGCGTCCACCACGGCTTTGGCGATGGCAGCGTGGTTGTCAATGTCCAGCCCGTCGTCCCATGCAAAAGTGATGGAGACCGGCCCCCGTACCATCCCGCGCCGCACTCGGGCCTGTTTCAGCGCGGCCAGAGTCAGCGCGTGGAGCTCGTCAGCGTCCTTCTTCCGCTGCGCCCAGTGCTTGCCGGAGTAGTAGGCGTTCAGCCCAAACCGGCGGCAGAAGGCCGACTTGCCCTTCTTCGTGGGCGGGTATGGTATGTTAAATCTGATTGTTCCCATGTCCAAGCGCCTCCAGTGCCCGGTCCAGGGCTTTTACGATCTCGCCGTGATCATGGGCCAGGTCAGACCAGGTCTCCATAATGGCGCGATGCTTGTCTCTCAGGGCGGACAAAACATCCGCCGCCTTTTCGTCTGTCACTCTGATATCACCTCGCTGGTATAATCCGCCCCACCGCCCGATAGAACGCCGCGTCGCACGTTCCGGTACTGGCGTGCCTGTTTTTCGCCAAAATAATTTGCATATAGTCAGGCTCCCACGGGTCGGGCCGTTCCTGGTTGTAATAACTATTGCAATGCAAAAAGATTACACCGTCCGCATCCTGCTCCAGTGCCCCGGTGTCCCGCAGGTCGGAGAGCTGGGGCCGCTTGTCCTGCCGCTGTGCATTCTCCCGGTTGATCTGCGCCAGGCAGAGCAGCGGGACTTTGAGCTTCCGTGCCAACGCCTTGAGCTGCCCGGACACCTCGGTCATAGCCTCATAGCGGTTTTTAGCCCGCTCCTCTGTCCGGATCAGCCCGAAATAGTCCACCACTAGCAGCTTGAGCCCCTTAACCTTCCGGGCCATGTTGGCGATATCGTCCACGGTGGCGCGGGGCTTGCGGTTTGTGTAGACAGGTATCTGGGACACCTTCGAACTCCACTCCGCCGCACGGGCTCGCTCTTCGTCCCCAAGATTGCCCATCATGAGGGCGTCATAGGAAATCCCGGCGGCCCGCGACAGCCGTTTGGCGGCCAACTGCTCCTCATCCATTTCCAGGGAGACGAAGAGCACTGGCCCCCGCTGCTGGGCCACCTGATCCGCCACGGCCAGCCCGAAGGTGGTCTTGCCCATGCCGGGCCGGGCGGCCAGAATGTAAAATCCGCTGTTCAGCAGGCCGCCGCCCAGCAATCGGTCTAAGCTCCGGTAGCCCGTAGGGACGTAGCCGCCGGCACCGGCATCCACCCGCTCCCGGTGCCGGTAATAGGCCAGCAAAGTATCCCCGGAGGTAGCCAGCTCCCTTGCGGTGTCCTGGGCCTCAATGGCCTCCAGATCTCGCTGAGCGGCGGAAATCAGCTCTCTAGGGGTTTCCTCCAGGGTAGACGCACGTTGCTCCAGATCTTGCCCGAGGGCGGCCAGACTGCGCCGCATGGACGCCCGCCGGGTCTCCTCCGCGTAAATCCCAGCGTTGGCCGCCGTGTTGGTGGCCTGCATCAGCTCCAGCATGTATGCATCGCTGACTGCACCCCTGGCCTCCGCCCGGATGCTCACAGGGTCTACCGGCTCCTCACGCCGGTAAAGCTCAACCGCCGCCCGGAAAATCGCCCGGTTCGCCTCCAGCACGAAATCCGCCTCTGTCAGGTGCTCCAGCACCTCTGGTAGACATGCATCGTCCAGCAGGATAGAGCCGCATACCGCGCTCTCCGCCTCCAGTGCGTCAATCGTCATAGACTACAACCTCCTGTCCATCCTCGTCCCGCTCCAGGTGATAGGCCCTGGGGCGGTATGTCTCCGTAGTGGCTGGCTGCTCCGCCCTTCGGCGGGCTTCCCAGGTTCGCACGGCGGCTTTCCAGTCTACAACGGGCCGCCCTGCGCCGTATTTCCACCCCCGCGCTGCGTAGAAGTCCACAAAGGCCTCCGGGTCTATGCCGTTCCCCCGTTCCTGGCAATAGGCGCGGACTTCTTCCACGCTTGGAGGAGAAAACCGTTTTGATTTCCCCCTGGAGAGGGGGGTAGGGGGAAGAGAACTATCGTTCTCTCCCTCTTCCTCTCTCTCCTTCTCTCTCTCCCCCTCCTTTATGGTTTGTTCCCCGTTTGTTCCATTTTGTTCCTCGCTTGTTCCGATTTGTTCCTCGCTTGTTCTGCCTTTCTTCATTCGGCTTCTCGCTTTGTTCCGCCCACTGTCCAGAGTGGGCTTTATCAAAGTGAAAACAGAAAGGGGGACGCCGGAAAGGGAAGGTGTCTCCTCGTCCAGCGCATACCCGATGACCGACATGAGGACGGAAGTCTGGTCCCGCTTTGGCAGCGCCTTCAACGCTTCGTAATAACTGCGGTAGAAGGTGAACTGATCACGCTTCATAAGGGTACACCCCCCTTAGAACGGAAGATCTCCGTCCTCGTCGGCATATTCAAAAGGGCCGTACGTTCTCGCCTTCCAAGTCACGGACTTCTGGACTTCCTCCTGCATCCATGTGGGGAGCAGCTTCAGCACCGCTTCGGCGTCCTCTGCATCCATGTCAAACTGGATCGGTTCGTTTTCCAGGGGCGGCACGTCCATACCCTTCATCGGCTTGGAGATACCGGCAATCTTGGAGTAGGTGCCGCCATTCTTGCTCTCTTGGTTGACCACGGTAAGCAAACAGGGGGCGTTGATCACATTCGCCAAATCGAACCCGGACAACTCTTCCTGGGTAAAGGGCTTACCGCGCCAGGCGTCCAGATCATGGCGCAGGGTGGACTTCTCATGGAGGGAGGCGGTGTAGGGCTTGCTGAGCCAGCGGGGCTTGTCCTCACCGTCCACCTGTACACGCTCCGTGGGCAACTCAAAAATGAGCCGCACCTTCTCCTGATCTTTGTTGTTGTAATCGTTGTGCTGGATGCCCAGGTCGACCACGCCCACGCAGCGGGCCGGGTAAGCTCCGGGCTCAATGGGGGCGCTGCCGCTACCCTTAGTCTCCTTAACCGTCAAACTCATATTGCTTGTCCTCCTTATCAAATGTAATCGGGCATTCGTTCCCCATCCCATCGAACGGATAGGGCAGGAACTCGCCGGTGAGGGCGCATTGGTGGCGCTTGAGGCCCTCCCGGTATTGGATGTAGGGGCACCACTGGCAGACTGTCATGCCGTTAAGCTAAGGAAAGTAAACTTTGACTTCTGCCTTTCCGGTGGTATAGTAAGAAACACAATTTACTTTCATGTAATCGCCCCCTTTTCAACCCATTTATATAAGGTTCTTTTATTAACATGAAGAATAGACGCAGCTTCTTGCACAGTGATTTCTTTCCCGTTTATATGGACCCGGATTTTCTTACGGCGATTGGATGCTTGTGCCCGCAACTCCACCCATCTGCAATTTTCTGGCGAATATCCCTTCTCGTTGTCGATTCTGTCTATGGACGCTCCGTCAAAGTAACTCGCCCCCATATCGGACTTAAAGTTTTCGTAGTTTTTCCATCTCGCGCAGACAGAAATACCACGTCCACCATAGAGTGGGTATGATTCTCGCTTTGGATTTGTACAGCGTTGAAGCATTCCGGCCCAAATGCCGTACATTCGGGTTCTGCTGTCTCCGTGTGTTTTACAGGGCGCAGGATAGAACCTTTTCAGCATCTTCATTTGTGCCTTAGATTGCTCCAACTGGAGACACCCACAAGATTTAACCCGGCCGCCCCTTAATTGGCTCCCGGTTGCATAAGTGGTATTCCCGCAATCGCAGATGCACTCCCAAACTTTTTCGCCATGATGTCCGCTCCCAGCCATTCGGATCACAGTAAGCCGATTAAACTTCATCCCGGTGATATCAATGACTTTTGCCATCATTCGTACCGCTCCACTTCCAGCCCCATCTCCAACGCCACCTGCTCCGGGCAGTCTCGTAGGGCCTTGTTGACCGCGGCCCGGAAGCAGTCCGGGCAGAGCCACCGTCCCTCCCACTGGAACCGGGCCTCGCCGTGGTAGACCTCCTGCTGGCAGTGAGGGTTTTCACAGTGTGCAGCAGGAGGCTCCTGCTGCCTGTCCGGGCATGGGTTCAAATTTAACATTGACTTTCCCTCCTTCGTGCCCTAAAATAAGGGCAGATATTGTTTCTCTTGCCGCCCTCCGGTCTCGCACACCGGAGAGCGGCGCTTTTATCCTTGCGAGCTGGCAAAACGCTCTGCATCATCGCATGTCGTAAACTCAGCAACGACCCGATGTCTGTGCCAAACCTGCCACAGCGATAGGCTAATGTTATACGATACGATATAACCGCGCTGATCCATTATTCTCCCTCCTTAATTTGGTATTTCGATGACCGCCCAAACATCGTCGATGCTCTCCGCGCCCTCCAGGCCGGTGATCTGGATGGTGAGCGGGCCGGTGGGCGTGGGGGCCGGGGTGGTTGCCGCCGGGGTTTCAATGGCTGGCTGCTCTGGCTCCTGGTTCCAGATGATTTCAACTAGTGCAACCAGCGCCAACAAAAAGAATAGGTATACGGTAGTCACGATCAGTTGCTTTTTCATAGGCTCGCTGCCACCAGAATAGCCAGCACCAGCACCGCTCCGGCAATCACCGCCAGTTGTACCCGCTGGGCCATCGCCTGCGCCTGCTGTACCCGGCGGCGGTAGGCCCGGTAGCTGTACGCCTTTGCGCGCCTGTCGCGCTCGGTTTGTGCTCCCATAATTTTCACTCTCTTTCATTAGTTGAAAAGCTCTGTCTTGAAATCGCTCATTTCGCTTTGAATGGTGCTCGCCACCGCCGTCCGTATCATGTGTACGATGGTTTCGTAGTCAAAGCACGGTACGCCCTCCCGCTTGTACTTAACCAGCCCGCCGGGGCTGATCTTGTATGTAAGCGCCTTGTCCTTGACCGCAATCCCGAAGGTTGCCCGGCCCTCTCTGAGCGCCAGCCTTACCGTCTGTTCCGGCCAGTCTAAATACCGGGCCGCAACGTCCACTGGAACATTGTCATACGCTAGTATCTCAGCGTCCGTTGGGATCGGCGGCCGCGCTCTGGTTCTTGGCCTCATCGTTTTCGCCTCCCTTCTCCCCGTGGAGCCGCTCATGCTCGTCCCAGGTCATCCCATAGTAAGCCCGGCATAGGTCGTCCATGACGCGGCGTGCATTGGTGAAGCGGTTCTCAATCTCCCGCTTCGTGCTGCTCTCGTTGAGCTGTCCATCTTTGGTCATAAAAAATCCTCCAATCTTGCCAGAGGCCGGAGGATGTGATATACTGTCTCCGATACCTCGTAGCTGGGTTACGTGGTGTCATGCCCTGGTCGGTGGTGGTGCACTGGCCGGGGCGCTTTTTGTTGTGCTCCATTAAATTTATGAAACAAGGAAATGCATTGCTATCCAAAAAATCGTTATTGCGGAAAGCACAGAAACCGTTGTCGCATTTATTTCCTCATCAAAGAGCCAGTAAATAAATATGTACCCAATTTCAAAACCAGCAAAAGCTAAAGCTATCCATTGGAACATCCACGGCCCCCACTTTCGTAATTGAGGTATTTGTTTCCAAAGATATCTATCGCATAGTTCTTAGCAATTTCATCTTGATTCTGCTGGCCTTGTAGTGTAAGTACGAGATCAGCAATTTCTTTAGAATCAGCCTCAATGATGATCTTCACCCCACTTACCTCCTTCCCCGCCCCGTCAGGGGCGGGCTTCTTTTTCTCCATTGGTGCTATCTTTCTTCTTGCGTTTCCGCGCGGGCCTGTCCCGCCGCCCCTCAGCATATCCAGCGATATAGAGGAGCGCTTCTTTGGGGAGAAGGGCCAGGTTGTCGGCAATACTCTGGGCATCGGCCAGGTTTTCCAAATTCACATGCATAGTTTCACCTCCTGACAAGCTTTCAACCTGGTACAATAATATATCAACCAAGTTTAAATGTCAAGCATTTATTTCAACCCAGTTGAATTTTTCTCTTGCATTTTGATTATCTCCATGATATACTTCGTTGTACAGAGTAGGAGGTGTAAATAGTGAAAACCATAGCTGAGCGAATTATGGAAGTGGTTGAAGAAAAGGGCGGAAACAAAAGTGATTTTGCCCGTAAAATTAACGTTACTCCAGCATACATTTCCAAATTAGGAAAAGATCCAAACTGCATTCCTAGCGATCGCACCATTGCCGACATCTGCCGTGAATTTAACATCTCCGAGCTCTGGCTGCGTACCGGAGAAGGAGATCCCCATATCCAGAGGGACGAGGACGAGGAATTCCTCGAAGTCATGGAGCAGATCCACATGTCTGATGATGATCTGATTAAGCGGATTATTAAGGCATATTGGTTTATGGAAGACGACGAAAAAGCCGCCATCAGAAAACTGATAGACGGCTTTACAAAAAAATAAGGCCCCGGTTTCCCGGAGCCTTTTTTATCACTTATTATGTAGTTTTTCGAGGACGAGGGCGCGCGTAAGGAGCGATTTCAAATAAGTTTCATTTTTGTTCCGCTCCATGACAAGTTCAATCTCTTTTTTAAGCATATCAACAGTTTCTCCATTCGGCGTCATTTCGCGCCCTCCTCCCAGTTTGTGCCACTCCCAATCAGAACTATGTAATTTTTCTAATTTTGGCACATTTTGTAGCCTCTGTTTGCACTATACGCCCTGTTTACCTTATATTCTGTCAGGTTTTGTCGATGCTGGAAAATTTGTTTCTGTTGACTATTATTATAGAACATTAGTTCCATTTTTCAAGATGGGAATATCACCAAAAAAGAAGTGTAAATTTTCTGTGCGCGTTTGATCGCTTCCGATATAATGCACGGATTATCGGACTTTTGCATGAGCGTAAAAGAACCGCCAGAGTGCGGTAAAATAGAGAGGAGAATGGGATATGGAAAATGAAGCTATCAACGGGACTAACCCAGAAGTCGGCCAGACCACTCCACCCGAATCGCCCAAAAAGTTTTGTAAATATTGTGGCGAGCGCATCGACATTGACTGTGTTGTTTGCCCTAAGTGCGGAAAACAAATCGAGGCGCTCAGGCAAGACCCGTCTCAGGTAATTATCAATAACAATGGAAGCGATTACCCCTATAAAAGTAAAACCGTCGCTCTGCTCTTGTCTATTTTCGTTGGCGGTCTTGGGATACACCGTTTTTATGTCGGGAAACTCGGAACCGGAATTATCTGGTTGTTGACTGCTGGTTGTCTTGGAGTCGGCTGGATTATCGACATCATTATGATCGCCGTAGGCAGTTTCCGGGACAAGGCGGGCATGCCGTTGCAGTAAATAGAAAGGGTAGATATAGTATGCTGGATGAAAAAGATTTGCAGGCAATCGCACAGTTGATGGAGAAGCAGAAACAAGACATCATGTCTGAAACGAAGGGCTTGTTGGAACAGCAGAAACAGGACATCATGCACGATGTAAAGGTTTTATTGGACACGGAGGTCACAACCCGATTTAACCTTTTGGCCGAGGGACAGCAGGTCATTATGGACGCCATCACGCCAAAAAGTGAAATCGAGGAACTGCGAAACGAAGTATCCGTGCTTAAGCTGGCGATCCGCACCATGAATCAGGAAATCGCCGAACTGAAAAAAGCGCAATAAAAATACCGCCCCCGGTGCTGGAACACCAGGAGCGGCTCACATAGGGGTGATAAGGTTTGGCCGCCATTATCACCCCTTTATTTTACCAGAATAGGGGGAAAAGTCAATGAGAAGAGCGAATGGAACTGGAAGTATTGTAAATCTTGGGCCAAACCGCAGAAACCGATACGCCGTCAGGGTGTCGTATTTGGAGCGGCCCGGACTGTGGAAGCAAAAGTATCTATCCTACCACAGAACTGCCAAAGAAGCACAGGAGGCCCTTGACAAATATTTGGCATCTAATATCCCGGCAAAGTCACTCGCCGTTACCTGGGGAGACGTATACAATCAGTGGTCTGCCAAAAAGTATGCAAAGGCAGGAGCTGCCTCTATCGCCAGCTATAAGGCTTCTTGGGCGCGCCTCTGTGTGCTAGAAAAAAAGGATATGTGCAAGGTTACGATTGACGACCTACAATCTATTATTGACCAAGACGAGGCAAACGGATTATCGAAATCTAGTATTAGCAATGACAAAATGCTTATGAAAGCACTTTTTAAGCACGCAACAGAGCGCGATATTGTGTATAAAGACTATTCCGCTTTTGTGGAACTTCCAGGAGTTGAAGCAAAGCACGAAAAGGGTGCTTTTGATGATATCACAATGCGTAAATTGGAGAACCTGGCGTCCTCTGGATTCCCTTGGGCTGATACCGTACTAATGCTATGTTATACTGGATTCCGGGTGTCCGAGTTTTTGGGGCTTACCAGATTCTCGTATCATTCGGAGGAGAATTATTTGCAAGGAGGTCTAAAAACCCAGTCCGGGAAAAATCGAATTGTCCCAGTGCATCCTAAAATCATGCCATATCTGACCAAGTGGCTGTCCAGGGACGGTAAAACTATTATCTGTGATGATGACGGGAATGCAATACCCGCATACAAATATCGGCCTCTTTTCGCCAAAGTTATGGAAGAATTAGGGGTACCCTCCGCCACCCCCCATTGGTGCAGGCATACCGCCGCGTCTAGGATGCGGATGGCCGGTGTCGACGAAGTTGCTATAAAGCGCATCTTGGGGCATTCAGACGGAGATGTAACCGAGCACTATACGCACGTAGATGTTTCGTTTTTGGCTAAAGAGATCCAGAAGGTTTCCTAAGTATTTGTAACTTTCTTCTTAAATATGTGCAAATAGAACAACGCACTAAAAGTTCAAAAAAGTTGCTTTTATTGTTCGCTTTTCTTATTGTTCTAGTATTTTTAGTTCTAAAATTAGATGAACTTTTAATGTGTTTGTAATTCGTAGTGAAAATAAAGCTAGTGATTGCAATGCTTACAGGATTTTTTGTAGCTAGTATGTAGCTAGTGCGTAACTTTCGGTGTAAATATGTGCAAATAGCAAACCGATGAAAAAGTTCAAAAATAGAGGGCGGAGGCTATTGCCCCCGCCCCTTGTTTAGCCCCTCACGATGTACTCGTAGTAGCGGGCCAGTTTGTCCTCCGGTGCGTCCTTGTCACAGAGGAACGATTTTGCCATGTCGGCATAAAAATCAATCTTATCGCCGACACCGTGCTTCTTGGCTACTTTAACGTAGTCACTATAGACCATGTTGAGGGCCGCCCAGAACTGGATGGGGTCGCACTCAATCCCACGCTGGGCCATGACCTGTTTGGCCTGCTCCAGCGTCCAGTGAGCGCCACGGGTGCCATCCTCGTTGTCCATATGCTTAGACCATTCATCGGCCATCTCCTTGGTGAAAGGAATATAGCTGGAAGATGCCCCATAACCTGTCATATGTTCTCCACCTTTTCTGTATGCCATCTCGTCCATGCGGTAGTCATGGTCAAACTCTCTCGGAGTCCTCATTTCACCTTCGCCAGAGATAGCGAATCCGATTTTGTTCATGGGACGATTCATCTCCCGTCGCTCTGTGTATGCGCTCCCATCCTCCCGATAGACCGGTGGGACGTAAGGGTAGCCGTAGTGAGACTGAGGGCCGTACATCCGGTCATCCCAGTATCGGCTCTCTACCCACATACCGCCATCGTTCCGTGGGGCAAAACGCCCATCAGAGTAACGGCGATAGCCCCGATCCTCCGGCTCCATCATCTCAGAGCGCGGTGCATAACGGCCATTGTCGTAATGCTCCCGGCCACGGCGGTCACGAAACTTATCATCGACATCGTAGTTGTCGTAGCTCCGTCCGTCGTTGTAGCGGCGATTGTTGCCACTGGACATGAGCATCATCCGAGTAGATCGTTTCATTTTGACCCCTCCTTACGCCGTAGGGGCGGGTGCAGCACCGCCGTCAATACTGGCAAGATTGTTACTGGGAGAGCAGCAGGGCTGCCCCAACATGCGGAACGAGCCGCCGGTGGGGGTAGTCACCACACAGACGGAGTAGCGGGTGCGAGTGCGGATGCCGCAGGCAGTCACCTGAGCGCAGTTACGCTTGGTAAGGGGATATAGCTCTGTCCCCGTACCAATAGTAATGTACACAGGTGCATTGATGGTAGTTGTGGCCGGGATGGACTGAGCTACCACAATACAATACTTTCCGCCGTTGTTGTAGGCACCGGCAGGCAGATTGATTTCAAGGTTGCCGCCGGTAAAGGTGACCGCCTGGCTTAGGACCAGGTTGTCGCACAGACGGCAAACAGGCTTACAAGACATAAAATACCTCCAAAAATCAGGGGCGGCAGACACTTAGCCCGCCGCCCCGAAATAGTCACGGCAAAGCCGGAAGGTCAACTTACGAGGAAACCTCGTAAGTTTAGCAGCCGCAGCCGCTGCTGTAGGTCCCGCAATAGGGATAGGGGGCGGGCACTTGGTAAGCGGGTACGGGCATGGGATTGATGCGCCGAATCAGTTCAGAGGTCTGAGCGTCCAGAGTGGCGGTCAGATAGCTGTTCTGGTTGGCCTGAGAGGCAGCCAGCTTCAGGGACTGGTTTTCCGCCTGAAGGGAATCAATCTTGCTCTGAGTCAGGAAATCCAGAATGGCGCGGGTGTTGGAATTGTTGTTCTCCAGAATATCGCGGGTGCTGCCCTGGATGGTATTCTGGATGGCGCAGGTGTTGGTAGCCATGTTGTAATTCACGCCGTCGATGGCGCGCTGGGTCTGGCAGCAGCAGTCCTGTGCCTGAGCGGCCATGTTGCACATCTGAGACTGGACGCCGTTGAAGCCCTGGAGAAGTGCCACATTGGTGTTGTTGAAGCCGCTGGTGATGCTGTTATTCAGCGCATAGGTGCTGTCACAGATGCCCTGCTGGATAGCAGAGATGCCGCGCTCAACGCCATTGAACGCAATGGCCTCGTTCACATCGGCACGGGTGGCTAGGCCCTCGAGGCCGGGATCGGTGCTGGCACCGCCACCGCCGAAACCACCAAAGCCGCCGCGGCCCCAGCCAAAGACCATAGCCAGAATGATGATGCCAAAAATCCAGCCGCCATCACCCCACATGCCATTGCTACTGTTGTTGTTATCTCCCTGTCCAGCAATATATCCGGTTGCAAAATCGTCCATAAATAGTTCTCCTTTGTTAGTGATTTATATATCGGGTCGCGCGCCCCGTTATATATCGAGAATACACTTGAATTATTATATAGTTTGCTATATAATGTAGTAGGGTGATATTTTGCGAATCGATGTCAACGAATTTATGGGGAAAAAGAATAATAAACTAACTGTTATAGGCTATATAAGGCCAGAAGCTGGTGGCCGAGTAAAGTTAAAATGTCTATGTGATTGCGGGAATACAGTCTTTTGTCTTCCTTATCAATTTTCAAGTGGAGCTGTTAAATCTTGCGGTTGCCTTCCAAAAGGGAAAAAAGGTGCTCATACTTGGGACAACCGAAGAAAAACACACGGCCTGAGCAAGCACCCATTCTATAAAAAATGGAATGATATGGTCAGGAGATGTTACGATCCCAAAGAACCGGCATATAAAAAATATGGGGCAAGGGGCGTCACTGTTTGCGAGGAATGGAGAAAATCCCCAGAGCAATTTATTGCTTGGTGCGAAGAAACCCATCCAGGAGCGAAGGGATTAACAATAGACCGAATAGACGGAAGTAAAAGGTATTGTCCCGAAAATTGCCGATGGGCTACTCAATTGGAACAGGTTCACAACATAAAGACAAATCGTTTCATCGTGTTAAACGGAGAGACGAGATGCATTACGGAGTGGTGTTCTATGCTCGGAATATCTCCCGGTTCTGTTTATAAAAAGGTTCATAAGGGCATGTCTTTTGAAGAAGCAATTAAGGACACTTTTCTTAAGAAAAAGAAATAATATGAGATTATTTGGGTAGTGTTACACCCATCTGTCGGGCAATCTGGTTTAGATCTACACCACGCTCTTTTGCCATGTTCTCCGCGATCTGGCGTAGTTGCTGCGGGTTTTTCCCTTGAATAAGCCGCATGGCTTGAGCTGCCTGCGGATTCTGTCCAGCCATCTGCTGGAGCATTTGCATGGGATTCCCGCCGTTCCGCGCCATCTGGAGCATGGCCGTCATGGGATTATTCATCGGAGGCATCATTCTTTTTCCCTGCCTTTCCGCCAGACGTGGGCTTTTTCAGCCGTTCTATCTCGTCTTTCAAATTGTTGATGGTGTCCTTCATGTCCATAAATTCATCCAGTGGTGCAAAAGCAGGGGCCGGGTTCTCTACCTGCTGTTCTTTTGCCTGCTGTTGACCATGGAACTCAAACACATCAGCCGAACCGCTGTTGGTATTGAATCGTTTCATGTAGATTACATTGTGAGCGAGGTCGGGGAAAAACATGGGAGCACCCATAAAATCCACCGGAACACCCAACGCTTCCTCTCTGGATGCCACAGGACGGCAGAAAAAAGCGGGCTGTGTGTTTACATTTCCCTGTGGCTGAATGGTCTGTGAGGGTTGCTGAGCAGGTTGCTGGGGCTGATATACTTGTGGCGTCGGAGCAAATGGGGTAACAGGATTGTAGGCCCCATAAGCCGGGTATGTGTAATTAGGAAACGCCATACTGACGCGCCTCCCTCCCCGCCTCCAATGCGGTTACGTAATCCTCTAGGCCCTCGTCATCTCCCTGTGCCATGTACCACATCGCTGTTTCGGCGGCACAATCGCGGGACATGCCAGCGGCTACCATCCTCTCGATTAGAGTCATATCCAACACGTCCTTGTCCATAAAATAAGGAGTCCGTGAGGAGGGCGGCGACGTGTACCGGCCCTTTATCCTCACGTCCTCCTTGCCTATATTGTCGCATAAAATAACCCCGGCTGGGTTCGGTTCCAGTCGGGGTTATGTACGTCTTATGTACGGATTGTGTATAGCTTGGTTGCAACGTCGGATACGCGGGGCAAGATGTTCTTAATGTGGTCGCCTACCGTTGCCCTACGCCATCCAAGCTCTGCCGCAATATCCATCTGCGGCCATTTCTCGATAATGTACCGGCGGGCTATCAACTCATCGTCTCGATACAACGCGGCCTCTTTGATGGCCGTTTCAAGCTCAGAGCGCAAGAGTTCGGCTAACTCTTGTGGTAGCTTCACTCTTGCGCTCATTCAGTCACGTCCTTTCGCCCTCCGGCGGCTCTGTGGGCAGTTGTTTCAGGGCCTCGACCAGTTTTGCCGCTGTGCCATTTCCGTCCAGGGCATTATATGCCTTGTACATGTCCAGCACGTTTTCCAGCCCGTAGATAGGGATATACCCTTTCTCGGAATAGTGATTGTGCTCCGCGATGAGCGCGCGTCTCAGCAGAGTCCGCACACCGTGTATGAGGGCGTCGATCTTCTGGTTGTCCGTTTTGACGCGCTTTCTTTCGCGGGCGGCGACCGCCTCGATGATTGCCACCAGGACGACCGCCGCCCCGGAAATCAGTGGGCCAACCCACTCCATGGGCATCAGCCCTCCTTAGTCATCTGCTTATAGACCTGATTGATTCCAGTGGCCGCAAGGCCGGAGACGATGCCAACAGCGGCGGCTGTTAGGTAATCACTGGCCGGGAACTCAGGCATGATAAACATGCCGAGGATGCCCAGCGCCGCGCCAAACACACCGCAGATAATGGGAATCCACTTATTGTCCAGTCCAGTGGCCTTGACCACCTGCCCGACCAGGAAGCAGATCACAGTGATGACCGCTACTCCGGTGATGCCCAAAGAAGAAATGTCCATGATATGTACCTCCATCAAATCAGATTCAACCGATCCAGCACGACGGCCAACTCCTGCCGGGTCATATTATCGCGGGGCCGGGTGCCGTCCAGTACGCCCTTGTCCTTGGCCTTCTGCCACGCCTCAGCGGCCCAAACGTCCGGGGTATCCTCCGCGTTGTCCGCTCCCGCTTCGGCTTGCCACACCACGCCCAGGAACTCACAGATGCCCTTTGCGGTGGCCTCGGCCAGTTTGTCTCGATACTTGGTGTCCTTAAGGTACTCCACGTCGGCCTTGTTGGTGTGGAAGCCGTACTCAATCAGGCAGGCTGGAGCGTCCGTCTTGGCGAGCACGGTCAATTCGATGTTGTGTTTGATAGGCTCACTTCTCAGGGCCACCCCGGCGGCGTGGAACGCGTTGACCAGCTTGGAGGCCAGCACATTGCGCTGTGCCGTCATGGGCCCGGCGCTGGTGTAGATTTCAAGCCCAGATCCGCTCGACCATCCTTTCCCTTGTCCAGCATTGGTGTGGATGCTCACAAAGCAGTCCGGCTTTGCTTTGTTGCTGATGTTGGCCCGCTCCGTCAGGCTGGGGTAGTTGTCCGCGGTCTTGGTGAGCACCACGCCCACCCCCTTGGCCTCCAGCAGCGGCTTGATACGCTGGGCCATGTCCCACGTAAACTCCCACTCCTTGTATGTACCATCCGGGGAGCCGTTGACGCTGCCCGGCCCGTGTCCGGGGTCGAGGCATACAGTGTGCTTGCTAATAGGCTTTTCCTCCTTGTCCGGCGGTGCCTGCCCCGCCTGCTTGAGATACACGCAAATCCAGTTGTGAACCTTGCGGCTGGCGGTGATGCGCTCTCCGCCAAAGTCACACTGGCTGGAGCCGCCCCCGTCCAGCATGACGGCGGAGGACCAGCCCAGCCCGGCCAGCTCGTCCCTCAGAGTTTCCGGCGTGGCTGCGTCTTCGGTCCCATCGCCAGAGCAATAGAGGGCCAGACTGCCACCCCGCAGGCCGATGGCGCTGCGCCCTCTCTTGCCGCCCTGGGCCGAGCCGTAGGAAGGCTTATCCACCGGCTTGCCGGAGGAAATGAGGGCAGTCACCGCGATAAAGTTATCCGCTCCCTCGTGCTCGGAGGTCATACGGATGTCGGGGCCTTTGTCCCAGGCGTAGCCCATCGGCCGCCAGGGCGTGCCGGAGAGCATGACCCCGCCCACCTTAAGCAGCGGGCAGGGGGTGCCGTCTGGGTTCCACATGCCGCCATTGAGCACGTAATGGGCCTTTGTTTCAGCCTTGACCTGAGAGAGCGTCTTGCGGCAGTTGGTGACTCTCAGCTCAATCCGCTCCACGGACGAGAGCGGGATGTATGTAATGAGCTTACTCATTTGATTCACATCCTTTTATCCAGCGATCCCGCTGTTGATTACTGTTCCGGGGCCAGTAGCCCGGCCAGCTCTTGGTACTCCTCGGGGGTGAGCCGGTCGGCGGCGAGATAGACATCCATCTTGTCCTGGAGGCCGTCGGTGCGGCCCCGGTCAATAAGCAGCTTGCAGAGGTTGTATACGGTTGTCATGGCGTCTCCTTTCTCATGTGGAAGCGGTGGCGGTGATTTCCAGCATACAAAGCCGTTCCTCGTGCTCGGCCAGCATGTCCAGAGTGATGTCCTCTGCGAGGGGCGGTTGGGGCTCCGGCTCCGGCTCTGGAGGCCGCTCAGTAGGCGTGATACCCACCAGCCTGCCCTCCTCAATCTGGAGGTCACACCAGCCATAGGTCGCCCACACCGCGTCCTGAAGGTGGGCTGGCACCTCTATGTAGCCATCCAGCCAGCAGGCGCTCCGCCCGCTCTGGCTCTGGATCGGGTGCTGGCCGGTTTCCAGCGGGTCAATTTGGATGATGGTCATATTTAATTCACCTCTTATTTCTAAACTATGGCATAGTAGTGATATACAACTCCAGATGTATTAAATTGTACATCTGCTGCACCAATCGGGCTAAGGCCAAAATACCAACTGAAAGTTTTTCCATCCGCTGATTTTTTACCGTAAGAATCTCTTGAGGTGTTAGAGTAGAAAAAACCAAAGCCTCTTGTATACTCAGTAGGGATAATACTGCTTGGAATAATATTAGAAACTGAGTCACTTCCAGAAGCGTCGACACTTTCATACGAATCTGTATGTTGCCTACCATAAATACAGAGTATTTTAAAGGGTTCGGCTAAGGTTATTTGATTAGGGTTGCTTTCGCCTGATTTTCCTGTCCCCACATAGCTCCCCAAAATAACCCTCGACCCCGCGTGCTCGTCCACGTACTGCTTGTTGGCGGCGTGGTTACCCTCTGTCGGATTACCACTCAGGGAGAGAGGCCCTTGCATTATCCCGCCAGCCAGCGGCAGGAATGGAGCACTTTGCATACCAGCCAGAGCGGTGTTAAACTCCTCTTCGGTTCTGGTATATCCTTTCTCTTTTGCCGCCTGATAGGCGGACTTTCCAGGTGCACCATCCTTGCCGTCTGCCCCTGGAGCTCCGTCCTTGCCAGGCAGGCCCACCCCGGCAACTTTTTTGCCGTTTACAATCAATGCCATGTGCTACACCTCCACCCATTGCCACATGCCGGGGCTGTCGGGCGGCCACGTACAGGGAATCATGTCCCCGCCCTCCGCCACCTTGTAGACCTTGCCATTGTAGCTGTAGTGCTTGCCCGCATAACAGTCCATGCCGTACACCCACTGGATGGGGTCGTCCGCTGTGCCCGCGTGCTCACGGTCAATGGGTCGGTAGATGGCAAGCATGCCGTCGTCGTGCGGGGGCATCTCCTCTTGAGGCGTTACCGCCTGCACCACCCGGTAGAGCTGGCCGCCGTCGTTGAGGATACGGCCCGCCGGGAGCTCCTCGCCGTCTGCCAGTACCGCCGCCCAGGTGGGAAACAGATCGGGCATGTCCAGGGCGTAGGTGTCAGGTATGGCCGTGCTGGTGGCCGCATAGGCCCGCATAGCGGCGGCGTATTGCGGAGTTAGTTCAGGTTCCGGCGGTCTTGTGTCCGGGGTGGCCTGTCCTGTTTCGGGGTTGTAGCGCCACCCCTGCTCTACATCGTCCTGTACCTCTACACAGCGCCGTGCAAATGCCTCACTATACCACTTCTCCGGCGGGAGTGCATATTCCGGGATGATTTCGCGGACAGTGTTATCCTCACTTAAATAGACTGTTTTCATTAAAAATCACCCCTTACCGTAAATCGCCACATATCCATCGCCACCCTTGCCACCTTTGCCGCTTGGCTTATACTCGCTGGAGCGGAAAGTATTCCCCGATCCAGCACCTCCTCCGCCACCGCCGCGGGTTCCATCAGTACCATTTGTTGCACTGGTCTGCATGGTAGCTCCAGCACCACCATTACCGGCTCCACCGTCACCGCCATTTCCGCCGGGAGTAGGCGGGTCATTAAGGCTAGGAGCACCACCCCCGCCACCTCCACCGCCAAAATATTTAAACCCCACAACAGAAAGCATAGGCCCGGCATCGCCATTGTTATTATCCATACCACCATCGCCACCTATCATAAGCCAGCCAGGAGCGATCTCATCGGAGGAGTAACCACCACCACGGCCACCAGAATTGGCACGACCACCGCCACCACCAGGTACGGTAATACCAAAAACGCTACTGCTCCCACCAGCGGAGCCATGATTCACGTTGCCAGTTCCAAGAGAAGAGACTGCACCAGCGCCACCAGAACCAACAACAATACTATTGTTTTGAATGCTATCGCTATCCAAAACATGGAAGAACGCTGCGGCCCCACCTCCGCCGCCTCCTCCACCGCGCTCTCCACTCGAACCGCCGCCGCCTCCAGCACCAACCACAACCACAAAAACATCTGTATATTTGCGGTCGAACGTATGGGTGTAGCTCCCTGGCGACGTGTATTCCTTTATCAGCCTATATCCGATTGAGCCAAGCGCCTGTTCAACACTCGTGTCCACGTACCGCTTGTTGGCGGCATCCGTGGGATCAGAAGGAGCGGCCAGATTGGCTATCTTGTGCCCGGTCATATCCGTGTTTGCTTTAAGTGCCACGCCGCTCTCTGAGGTCTGTAGTATCTGGGTAGTGTTGTTGACCAGGTTAATGCCAGAAGTGCCGACTGTGATCGCTGCCGCTCCCTCAGCCAGGGGGGCCTCAATCCGGATATTCCCGTTTGGCATCATCTTGATTTGAGCGGCAGAGCCCCCGTGCTTGATGGCCTTGTCCGCCGGGATGGTGATATCTCCCTGCATTGTCCCGCCAGTCAGGGGCAGATACTCGCCTCCGCCCTTCCCCGCCAGCTCGTCTATGGCCTCTTGTACATTGGTAGCCTCCAGGCCGCTGCCCGTATTGCTGTAGCCCACCTGTTCGGCGGAGAGGTCGCCGCCCTCTCCGTCTTCGGTTACTTCGATGGTGTACGGCCCTTCGCCAAGGCTCTCCCCCATCTGCATCGTGCCGCCGCCGGGGATTGAGAGCCAGGGCGCAGCCGTGGCGATAGCGGCTAACTGGGCGGCGTACTGCTCCAGTGTGGTGCCCTCCGGTGGTTCTATGCCCATAGCCTGTAGTGACGCTGCGATACTTGCCTTAGCGGCGGACAACCGGTCGATTTCGCCCTGAATACTCATACCACACCTCCAATCAGATTGCCGCAAGGGCCTCCTCAATGTCGCCCGTAAGGCTCACCGAGCCTCCGGTGGTGTAACCAGCAGGGACGGCAAAGGAGGTTGTGGTCAAGCCGTCAATCTCCCCGGAGACCGCCCCATTGTTTGCCATTGAGCCAGTGACCTTCGCGCCTTTTGCGTAAGCGGTCTTGCCATTAAGGATATCCCCGGCAACCGCTGTGCCGTCAGAGGTGTCCACATAAGCCTCCGGGATGGCCGCTACCTCAACGGACGTGAGCACCTTCCCGTCCGTAGGCTCTACCGTTTGGACAGACTTGTTGGGCGTAACACTCTTCGTCTCCGGGGTGATCTGCACCTTTCCTGTCCCGCTGTGATACCCCTTCGGGATGGTGTAAGACAGTTTTTCCGGGGTCAGTGTTTCAGTCGCCGCCCCATTGTTTGGCATGGTACCTGTGGTGGTCTTGCCTGCCTTGTCCACAAACACCTTGCCAGTCAATACGTCAGCGGCGGTAGCCGTAACGGAGGATACGTCCTGGTAGTTCCCTGGGATGGCAGCTACTGTCACGTCGGACAGGCCATAATAGCCGGGGTCGGGCGTCACATTCTGCTGGGATTTGGTTGGCGTGGCAGTCTTGCTCTGGAGGTTATAATTTCCGCCTCCGGACACCCCAGAAACCGTTCCGCTTCCGTTGTGGTAGCCTTTGGGGATGGTATATGTATCGCCCTCTTGGACAGTAGCAGATACCGCTCCTCTGTTCTCAATTCCCTCAATTTCCGTTGCCAGCTTGGTCAGATCGTCCGTGCTTGTGCCGATGCCCAGTTCAACGGCCTTTGACCTGATAGTGTTCCGCGCTGTTTGGATTCTGCTGATTTCAGTTGCTACACTCATACTTTCCCACCTTTCAAATTGTCCCTAACAGGATTTCGATATTGCCTACCGTCTCCTGCACCGCGGCTGCGGTAATGGGGAGCGTATTATCACCCTCGTCAAAGCCGTTTACTGTGTCCACAGATAACGTCCTTGTGCCTCTGTCCAGCTTTAGCCCGTGCCCGATGTTGTAGGATGTACCTCCTCCACCCTCCGGTAAAGGGATATCCGACGCCTCATACCGTCCACTGTACGGGTTCCAAATCTCCCAAAACCCGTCTTGTCCGGGACGTGGGGGGTGCTGGTTCAGCTCTGTGATACGTTCTTCCATTTGCTCAAATTCGGATGGTAGAGGAGGTGGGAAAGCGTCTACGGCGTTAATGGAGTCATGGACCGTTGCGTAGAATATATTACTGTGCCGCACCTGCTCCCCGAGTGTACCTCTAACCTGCATTAAATACTGGCCGTCATCAGCCAGCATGGAAGCGGTAAGCAAGGCAGAGTACAATTGCCCGACGCGCTGGAGCTGGATAATATTCTTTTGACCGTCTTTCTCTACATCCACCTTTAAGTCCCACTCGTCTGTGAGGTCTGTGGAGATTTCGAGGACTACAGCCTCATTGTCGCCCTCAAACCCGAGGCAAAATTTAGGCGGGGTGCAGATGTACCAATCCGTCATGATGAGCATTATGCCCCGCCCCCATCCATAGCGGCCACCTTGTCCAAAAGGGCATCGATCTCCTCACCGCTGTATTTACTGGTGTAGTATTCGGTTGGTTCTTCTGCCGCTTCTCTGGCTAATAATTTCCGCTCAAGTGCCGCTACACGCTCCTCCAGAGTCAGTTCCATTTTCTCACCTCACACAATTAGCCGACGGCCAAGCTTGTCCAGAACAACGCGGCCATTTTTATCTTTCACTGGGCCGGAGACTATCTTTTGGGGAACTCCATAATACAAAATAATACATCCTTGTACGCCATTCCCTTTTTTCCCTCCGCTTCCACCCCTTATATTAGATGCGGCATAAGCGGTCGCTCGCGCAACTGCACTCAATCCATAACTAGTCGCTGTACTACCAGATCTTCTTTTCCATTTCGTTTTGGTATATGTCGTTACTTTCAGCGCCCCACATACACCGGCTCCACCACCACCACTTCCGCCATATCCTCCAGATCCGTATGTAAGCCCATCTTGCCCGTCTGCGCCGTTTCCTCCAGAACCCCCTCCCAATGAAGTTGCTATAGTTTCTCCTGACGACCCGTTCGAGTCGTTAAATCTTACAATGATACTTGTGCTCCCACTAGAGTTAGTTCCATTTTCTCCATTCCCTCCAGCACCACCGCCTCCAGAATCTCCAAAGGTTACATTACCATTTACTTCCGAACTAAACCAAATTCCACTTACATAAGATCCAGAATATGTATCTTTATCTGATCTTGTTCTACCGCTTAGACCTTGCCCTCCCTTTGCAGTACCAGCGTCTTCTCCTGGTTCTCCAGGCCCGCCTCCATCTCCTCCGTTAACTCCACCTTTACCCGGAACAGCATATGTTTCCCCTGTTATTGGATCCGTATAGCCCAATTCATTCCGATTCCCGCTAGATGACAAAAGTTCGCCAAATTTCGTAATGCTATCTTCACCATAATTTGTAGATGTTCCGCACGAGTAAGAAATCGTCTGACCGCTTTCTACATTTAGGGAGGATTGAAATATTCTTCCACCTAACCCTCCAAGCCCAGCATCTCCGCCAACTCCAGCAGATTGTGACCTAAGCGATATATTTGCCGTTGCGGACACTTCCTCGTTTTCAGATGCGTCTTTATTAGTTATGTCCATGTCATTATCGCTACGTGCCACATTACCGACAGTTCCATCTCCGCCAGGCTGTCCGTCTTGTCCTCCATCAATTAAAACTACTCTTACATATGTTGTTCCTTCCGGGACAGTCCATTCACCTGATCCGGTAAGGATCACTCTATTTTCAAGTATTTCGGTGTGTTCTGTTTTTAATGGTACATATCCAACAAGCATCTCCGAACTTGATTTTAATGTGTTTGAGATGGTAATGTCTTCTTTTTCAATGCAAGCCGTAACTGGTTCTTTGTTATATGGGTCCCACGTCAACACACGGTTCCCTGTTGATTCCCCTTTATAGACAACTGGTGCTTGGATAGATTGAGCATGCTTATAGTAATTTTTCATCCGGTCTGCGACAGCCGCAGAGTTTGTGAGCGATACCAACGTAGCATTTTCGACCTTCTTTACATTTGGCTCTTTGGCTGAAACAATATCACGTATGATTTGGCTCTTGTTGTGTGTATACTTTGTTCCAGCAAGCTTTCCGGAACCAGAAGATAGTTTCGCGTAATTGGCCCCACTCTCTAAAATAGTAAAGCCAGATGCAGACAGGTCAAACACAGGATCATCAAATGTAACAATTTTCCCTTCTTCTACAGACCCTTCAAAAAGTGTAGATGACTCACCAGATTTTATATATTGATGTTCCGTAACAATTACTTGGGTTACTTTGGCCGCGTTAGTGACGCTCGGGCCCTGATACATTCGGTCTAAACCAAGGTTTCCGCTAATCCCATCCCAAAGGGCCGCAATCCGAAGAACTCCATTTAGATCAGTTCGAATAGTTGCGCCAATTGCAAATAGAACTTGTGACAAGTTATCCCTTGCTGTAGCGATAGGTAACCAACCATACAATTTTATGTCTGCTAAATTTGTTTTTATCTCGTATGGTATTGTGCCGCATATGGAAGCAAGAAGTTCGGATGCAGTCTCGCCAGAGTAGATTCCTCCATAATGCTGATTTTCAGATAAAAGCCCAATTGCGCTTGTTGCAGATATCTTATATGTATTGGGTCCATTCCGGTCAATGGATTTCACATAAAACACACCGGTCTGAACGTCATCATAAAAATAAACAATTGGAGCGTTTCGTTCAAACTCTGTAATTGTTCTGTCCTCAGTTTCAATTACGACAGATAAGGTATTGGCTTCCAGAGAGGAAGATAGAAGAGATGTTGCAATATGAAGATTTCCGCTTTTAATTTTGTTGCCCTCAAACACTCTGTCGCCATACACAATTTTGTTTTTGTTTGCCATCGCCTATCCTCACCTTTTACGGCTTGACCTGTGCGTCTATCGGGACAAAGCTTACCTCTATTTCTCCCCAATAATTTACGCTACCTTCTACCTTCTCCATGTCTTGAGATGCGCTAGTATAATACGCCTCGTAGGAGATGGTTGTCTGTCCGTCCGCAGCCTCCAACATAACGCTATCATCGACTGAGTGTTGGTACAGATAGTCCCAAAAGGTATCCAACCCTTCGTAATTGTCTCCTCTGCGAAACACTGTAATCTTATGTCCAAGATAGGTTCCAATAACATCACGTATCATTCGACCGGAAAGCACTCGGCCAGCATTATCTCCATCTAGCACATTGAAACTTCGATTATAAGTCGAAATTGCAACATCTGCGTCAAACTCAATGCCGTTCAATTTGATATAGCTCATTTAACCCTCCACCAAATTTACGCCGATACGCTGAACTTCGCTCTGAGTTGCTTGATAAGATACGCGACCAAGCACCTGCTTGTCGATTTCCAAGATAGCTATATTGGAGCCGCCACCACCATATCGCTGCATCCCACGGGCAACAGCGGCTTCAATCTCAGATGTTGGAGCCTCTATATTTGTCCCGCTCTTTTGATCTCCCAGTACGGCGAGGAACTCTCTGTTAGGCGGTATGACCGCGCCTTTTGCAAGGGCAGGAACGTCATCAATTGAAAGCCTTGGTACTGACATTCGGCCTGAGCCGGATCTGGCTGAATAAGAACTCCCCTTCGTACTGCCACTTCCAAGCTTAAGCGCTGTACCACCACCTAAAAGTGCAATCCCGGCCAGTATGAATAGAGGGTTTAATGTCATTGCACCAATAGCGACTAATGCAATCCCAGCAAGCAGCATTGCTGTAGATACCCATCCAGCCACCTCTTCAAGATGTAATGTTTCTACCCAACTACGAAACGTCCCGCTTTCATTCCCAACGACAAAGCCAGCAATAAGGAGTGCACATCCACCTAGAAACATAAGAATGTTCATAGTCATTAGACCGATTGCAACAAGCCCAATTCCTACAAGCAAAATTGCAATCGTTACATATTCCATTACTTTTTCAAGGCCTAATGTTTCAACCCAATCCTGCAAATGATCATCATTTATTGCTGCAACAATTCCAAGGCCGAGCACCACTGCACCAGCAATTAGCAAAATAAGATTTCCAGTAGCAGCCGCAATAGCTACCATTACGATGCCTACCAAAAGAATGGCGACAGATACCCATTGAACAACGGTTGTAAGTTTCAGTTTTTCCCACCATGCCATCAGTGTCTGTTCTCCAATTACTTCTGCTGTCACCCCTGCTCCTAGAAGAACTGCTCCAGCGATAACCATAAAGATATTCCCCATTGCCGCTCCAATACAGATGAGGGCAAATCCAGCTATTTGCATTGCAGCTGTTACATAGTCAAACGCGGAATCAAGTCCCAGAGTCTTTGCCCAAGATTCAAAAACTCCGCTCTCACTCCCTACGAAAACGCCAGTTGCAATCAAAGAAATACCAGATATAACCATAAGAATATTCCCTAGTCCTGCGCCAATACAAATAAGTGCAAATCCAGCTATCAATAGAGCGGCAGTTATAAACTGGGCGGCTCTAGAAAGTCCAAGCGCTTCCGCCCAATCTTGCATCATTCCGCTTTGATATGCATAAGCCACAGCAACTCCGATCAAAGCTAGTCCAGCCATAACAAGTAAAATATTTACAGTTGAAGCTCCAATAGCAACCATGGCGATGCCGCCGAGTATAATTGCCAATAACACAAACTCTTGCACACTATTTAAACCAAGTGCATCAACCCAAGACTGTAATTGTTCATTTTCTCCGGAGAAATCAATGCCAGCTCCAAGTAAAAGTAAACCAGAAAGAACCAGCACTAAACTCCCTATAGATGCTCCTATAGCTACAAGTGCAATACCACCTAGCATTAATGCAATTGGCACCCAAGCAGATACACTCGCCATCATTTCTTGGAGCCATCCGCTATTCATACCTTCTTGAAAGGCAGAAAAGTCTGGCCCAATATCTTGATTAGAAGATTCACTTTTATTTCTGCTCCCCGAAAGCTGGTTGATTTCATCAAAAGAAGCGAGCGATTTCCCGGCCTCCTCAGCCGCCTCACCCGTTTTTTCAAGTGCTTCTGTTTCCTCATACAGATTTTCAGCGGAGTCCGCAGCTTTCTCTGCTGTTGTACCAAAAAGCGCAGCAGTAATCCGGGCGGCCATTGAAATTATACGGGCCAACATATCGACAAAATTTGTAAATGCTGGTATAATGACCTCAATCATCGGTTGAGCGAGCGTCAGGAGAGCCCCTTTTAGGCGTGCAATAGACGCTCTAGCCTCGTCATTTGTTTTGATGACTTTCCCCATCCATTCACGGAACTTCGCAAGAGCTTGTGTAATGACCGTGAATACAAGCGCGCTTCTGATAACTTCACGCATACGAGAAGAAAACTTGCTTGCGCTCTTTTGCGCTCTATCTACTGATTTTGCCATTTTGGCGGCGGCAGGGCCGGACTTTGCCATGTTCTGCTGGAGCCCTCCGGCTTCCTCTTTTGCCAGGTTCAACTTTCTTTCTAAGCCAGAAATTTTGGAATCATAATCTGAAAGCGCTTTTTCAGCCTGCCTCCACTCTTTCTCAATTGCGTCAACCTTTTCTTGTTGCTTTTTCAATTTGGAATCGACCATAGGCCTGTCAGAATAGGCACGCATATAGTCATCAGCGGACGAACCAGGTTTCATGGCGGCATTGATAGCATTCTGTTCGTCCTGGAGCATGGATAACTGCTTCCTGGCCTCCTCCAACTCCGCATTTACAACGTTGAGGTTTTCTACTAAAGGAAACCTCCCCTGCTTTTTGGACGTAAGTTGATCTTCGAGCGATTGTATTTTCTTAGCAAGCTGATTCAGCTCTTTTTGTGCTTTCTTATTGTCAATATTGGTTTCAATGACGATGGAGCCGTCAGCGGCCACATTAAACACCACCTTGAGGGGAGAGATTTACATTGGAAGGGTACAAAGAAATCATTATTACAAGAGAAAAATCGCCGTGGGGATGTGCTGTCGACTTCACGGTACTTTTGGATGACAAAGTGGTTGGGATTTTAAGAAACGGCACAACCGTTTCTGCATACGCTCAAGATGGACCCCATACGCTTTCGTTCCAAAAGGGGCGTAAAATCGACTGCTCAATTTCAATCCTCGTATCGCCGGATGACACTGCAAAAGTTGTAAACACAGCAATATCTGGATCACACCTCGTAGTTGAGAGTGAATACGCAACAAATACACCAGAAACCGCTGTTTTCGATAGTGAGAACGCCCCAGAAAAAAGAAGCAGAAAAATTAAGGGAAATGTTGCCTTTGCAGCTGTGATTGTCGTTGCTATTATTGCCGCTGTATCTCTTACTTTTGGGGGCCGCTCTGATAGTCAGTCAAACGATGGCTATAGTCCAAGCCAATCAACTACTACACCCACGCAGCCATCCGATAATTTAGCGCAGAACATCCATCCGGAGGAAATTACCATCTCAGCCAACAGCTTGTGGGCGGCATATAAGGAGAATGCAGTGAATGCCGATGCGCTGTATAAGGATAAAATCTTGGTTGTGACTGGCACAATTCAAAACATCGGGCAGGATGTTTTAACAAAAGCACCTTGCATTTCGCTCGAAACAAATGACGGTTATGGACTTTATCCTATACAGTGCTTCTTCCCGAAGGATGGAGACCAAACGGATTTGATTGCACAGCTAAAGGATGGAGACTACATCACTATCGCTGGTGAGTGCGATGGAATCCCTCTTGCTCAAGTTCAGTTGACAAAATGCACGATACGATAATCATAGCCGCCCCTCCTGGGGCGGTTTCATTTTGCGCCCGTCCAGAGGTTGACGAGGTCATTCTCCGCCTCACTGTAGGTCTGCTTGATGTCGATAATGTCACGGTTCTTTCGGTAGAACTCCCTGTCAGACTTGTCCAGCGGCTTGCCCTTTGCCTTCTTGTCGCGGATGCGGACGATCTGGGCAAAGAGGCAGTCCCCTATTTCCGCATAGGCCGCGAGGATAGTCCACCAGTGGATGCCGCCCGTGTTGGTTTCGATGTCGTAGTCCACAGCGCGGGCTTCATAGCCCAGCACACGGTTGATAGGGGCAATGATGCGGGGGAAGTCCATAGGCCAGTCCACAAGGTGGGGGCCTTTCTGCTTCCGTGGCTCCTCGCCGCCGTTGATGAATCGAAAAACCTCTTTCATGGCCGCGTCATAGTCGGTCAGCTCGTCAAAATCCACATAGAAGATTTGGAGCACGTCAAGGGCCCGGTCTTCCTCGCTGGAATCGGGGTCGTTCATGGCCTCGAAAATGTCGAGGATAACCCGATAATCATAGCGGATAGCAAACTCCTGCCCGTCTATATCCACGCTTTTTGGAAGTCCATAGCTCATGGCGTGCTCCTTTGGTTACTTCTTCTGATACTTCTGGTATTTCGCTGTGTACTTGCTGATGCGCGGGTTAGTAAGCTTCTGCTCTCTGGTGAAAGTGGTATCAATCTCATCCATGACCGCCATCATCAAGTTGCACCAGACAGGGAGCCCGTTGGAAATGGCATAGACATTCATGCCGCCGAAGACAGACTCGCTCACAGGGGCCTCGAACACGCCGTCAATAATGCCGCGCATTTCAGCGTCCCGCTCTTTGGCAAACTCGAAGATTTCCTTCTTGTCCACCATCTTCTCGATCTGGGCCTTGTAGCTCTCCTGCTTCTTGTCCAGATCCTCAAAAGCGGAGTACAGCCGCTCAACGAAGTTGCTGTCAGTGGGGTTGAACGACACCTCGCACTTGCCATTCAAAGAATATGTAACAAGGCCGGAGTCAAAATTCAGTTCCTTCATAAGTTAACCCTCCACGGTTCCCGGTGTGAATTTCACAGTTCCATCACTAATCGATGCTGTACCAACAGTTCTAGTGCCGCCATATGTAACATCAATTGGCATCCCAATTGTGCCACCGCCTTCACCACCGAGCCCGGACGGCAAAATAGAGCATGAGGAGTATCTTTCAGCAAATACCGCTGTTCCGGCCGTCCCCGCATACAGATGGACAATAAGCATATCTTGATTCATCAAAGCGTTCACGTTCTGATCTTTGATAGCAAGGTTCCAGATTTTTTCCTGTGCTGCGTCATCTGCATCCAACTCACATGGGTCAAAGGTTTGTGTAATGGTTGGTTTCTTCCCGTTGGTATAGGTATTTCCAAAAATATCAACTTTGGTTTCTGTTTGCCAGTCGTATTCGGCTGAACTATCCTCTACACGCTTACCGATGGGAGACCACGTAGGCGTAGAGCTCTCTCCAGTGTTTAGGTAAGCAATTAACATTTCACGGCCTACGGTCTGGCCCGGCGTAGTATTAAAAGTCAAATCAGAATCAGGCATTGTTTTTCTCCTTTCAAACGCCAACTTCATATGTCAGTTTCATCAAAATCTGGTAATCTTCATAGCCACCCTCATAAGCGTCAAATTTGGAGGATTGTGTGGTGGGCTCCACTCGGAGCGCCCGAATCTCGTCTCCCAAATCAGGAAGATTTTTTCTTGCCCAGTCACCGAAGTGGTTTAGTAGCTCGTCAGCCTCCAGGCGCTTGTCGTTGCTCTCACCAGGCTTTATCCGATAGATCAGTTTGAATTGGTACTCCGCTTGGTATCCACCCAGGATGAAACGCTTTGTTATATAGGTGCCTTGGATAGTGGAGAGAGCCATAGCTGTTTCGTCGCCTGTTTTTTTGTCAATGTTTAAAAACTCGTACCGGATCAACGATACCGGGCTTTCCGGGAAAGTATTGGCCCAAATAGACATAGAACGAGAGATTTTATCTACTTCCTCGGCTGCCACCAACATGCGGGGCTTTTCGTTCTTAGAGTTCACGTTTCACCGCCTTTTCCGCCGTGCGCACCCACTTTTCCAGATTTTCGGCTTTGCTGGCCTCGAACCAGTGGGATTGTGCCTGCACATGTGATGCTGTATTAAATACAAGGTTTTTGTTAGTCAATACCTTTGTTGTGCCCTTTGATGCATAACTGCTACCTGTAGCCGGGTCTACCATTAGTTTTCCAAAATATAAGTAGCGTGCATATGGGCCTGGGTAAATCACTTCTGAACCATCTACCCGCGTCCGTTTGTCCAATGATCCGGTAAGCATCGGAACATATGGTGATGTATCCTTCCGAACCTGGAGTGCCACAGTATGCTCCGCTTCGGTGCACTCTTTAGCCAGCTTGTCCTTAATTGCCTCCAGTCCCACTGTGCGGACACTGAATTTCAGCATCAGACGCCACCAACTTCCCAATGAGCCATTTCACCGCCGAAATCCTTTTCATCGACTTTAGTAATATCGTACACACCGTCGTAGGCTGCCTCTATGGTCTGTACCGTCCAGTCCGGGTGTATAGCCTCACCCTTGATGAAAAAGCTATCACGGGCCACAGAGAGCGTCCATAGGTCGCTTTTATCATCTGCTTTCCAGAACTCGACTGGCCCGACATACTTTCTTTGGATGCCTGTAACGCCGTCTACCGCCTCAACCGAAAACGGAATGTACAGGTTGACTGCATCCGCTTTTTCCAGCCCGCTCTTGGTTACATTGGAACCCTTGGAGGCATCCAGAAGGACTCCCCGTAGGACAGTGATGTGGTTTGCTGTGGTCTCCTCAAGGGTGGAAGGGTCCGTCTCAACGTAGGTGTTATAGACCGTCACAACATGGGGGAACATGTCCATAGCCGCACCCCCTTCCACGGTAGAGAAGCCCGGTCCCAGCCAGGTACATACTCGCCGCTGACGCCAGACCAGCTTTTGCGGAGGTGGCGGAGGCGGCCGCCTGGGCCGCGCTCTCGCCCCCGCTCCGGTAGGTCTTGGACCAACTGCCCACACTCTGGCTTTGCAACTCTCCAGTCTCTCCAGCATTTGCGGAGTTTTTAAGGGCATTCAGGGCCGCTTGCTGGGCAAGGTCGATGCTCTGGTACTGTTCTGCCACGGCGCAGCAAGCCATCTTCACTGCGTCCAGCTCTTTGTTTTGAGCCGCCCGGCCCTGCATGTAGTAGTCCAGAAAGGAACTTGCACGCAGGGACAGACGAGGGAAGTCAGCCCTTTGGATAGCCGTGCCTAGATACGCAGCAGTGTAATACTCATAATCTGCGTAAGCCATCAGGCCGCCCCCTTACTTCTTCGCACGGGCTTTCGTCTTAGCCTGCGGCTCAAACGTCGCCCCAGTGAAACTAAATTTCACTACGCTGGAATCATCAACAAGCACCTCGAAGGTATCATCCTTGGTCACCCGGAAGACAATGTCCGCGTCAAACAGGATGTCTTCCTTTGTAGGAGAGCCATTTTTCTTGAAGGTCATCTTTGTACCGGTCTTTGTCAGGTGAAATGGGAAATAATACCCGCTCTGCTCGTCCGGGGCGTCGCTGAACTCGGTGTAGTTGGTCACATAATGAAATGTGCCCGTTACAGCGCCACTCTCATAAACCTTCAGGTCATCACCCACAAGCTCGGAAACCTGTTCCCCCAATAGGGCCTGACCGCTGGGGAATAGCGTTAAAGTGTCAGACCCTATTAACCCCCCGCCGGTGCGTAAACAGCAAAAGGGAAGGCGTTCTCATTGCCGACGTTGAAGGCGTTGATGGGGTTGGGAATCTCCCAGCCCAGCCGCATGACGGCGCGGAGGGCCACCATGTCGTTCTGCATCAGGTTATAAAGGATATTGCCAGTGGTGGGATCTTGCACCACGCCGCTATCGAAAATCTTAAAGGTCATGTCCTGTCGGATGGCATAGACCAACTGGCTCCAGTCACCCACGATAGCCAAAGATTCCTCCGGGTCGTAAGCGCCGTTCACGGGGAAGTACATGCTCATGCCGTCCAGCGCGTAGCGGGTATCTCCCTGCATATCGGTCTTGAAAATGGGCTGGCCGTTCTTGTCCACAAGGCCGCGCAGCTTGGCGCGCATCTGAATGGCAGCCATCACGCCGTTGGGGATATAACCGCTCTCCTCCACCTTGGCAATCACGCCACCCTCACCCATGATGTCCTTGAAAATATCGCTGGTAGCGGTCACAACAGCGCTCGCGGTAGTGGCCGAAGGGACAAGGCCATCACGCCAAGAAGTCGGCTTGTCCGTGCCGTACAGAATAGCGGCGTCGATGACCTTTCCGAATGCCTCCTGAAGACGGGGCCGCACCTCGCCCCAGATATCGTAATCGCTATCATCCAACACCGCTTCAGGAATGGGGACGATGACGGCGATTTCCTCGGCGTAGATTTTCTTCTTGTCCCAAGCCATGTTTGTGGTCTTTTTCAGCGAAGCCTTGGAGTCGGACGCTCCGGTGGTTGGCTCACCATTGACGAAGTAGGCGGTGGGCAGTGCGTCCAGAACATTGAGGGTCTGTGTCTTACTGGTCATGTTGGGCAGCCGACGGGCCATCCGCAGCACAGCGGATTCCGTTACGGCCCCCTGGATAATTTCACGGGTTACGGGCTCAGGGATAAGCCCAGAAAGTTTGCTCCTATCGATAATGTCAACTGCCATTTATGTTCTCCTTTCATTTCAGTGCGCCCCGGATCAGGGCGTTCATTACATCGTTTTCTCCTGTTTTTTGCTTCCCTCCGCCCACTGGAGCAGTCCAGTCAAAGGAAGTCTTCTTGCGGTCGTCGGTGAGCGCGTCCACGGCCTGCTCAAAGGTGGTCTTGGCGTCCACCATCTTCCCTGCCTTGAAGGCGATGAACTCCGCCTCTTCTCCGGTCAGGCCCTTAGAAAGTACATATTTTTCTTGCTTTAATTTTCCAAGTTCAGTTTTGCTCTTGTTCAACTCCTCTTCAAGGGCAGAAAAGTCCTCGGAAGATTTCATACCGGAGCTTTTCTTGATTTCAGCGTCCAATTTTGCCTGAACAGTCGAAAGTGCCTTTGTGACTCTCCTGTCAAACTCCGACTTATATGTCGGGTCTTCCAGTATTTCGTCAAAAGTCATAATATCGTCTGCCATATTTACACTCCTTTATTTCCACTGCGTCATTCCCCACAGCGTTTTGCAAAAAAGAGCCATCTACCCAACAAGTGAGTAAATGGCTCTAATTACCCTTCTTTTGCGCCAATCCGCAAAAGGTACACATTATTTAGTTAAAGTCTTTTTTTGCTACTTACCCTGTGATTTAGCGCGTCATCATATTGTTGTTCCGTCCATCCATACAGTTCCATGAACGCCTGTTTCCCAATCTCCATCGCCTTGTTGTAGTCTTTGATGCTAAAGCTTTTTGTGCTGACAAGTTTAATGGATTTTGGGTCAAGAACTGGCTCGCCATCGCTCCCAATCGATACAACATCTCCAGTTACCGCATACATATGCTTGAACGAATATTTAGGCGATTCCCAAACCGAAACGCCGTCCTCGGCTTCTCCTGTATCGTGGTTTTTTGATGCTCGCATTGTCCCGCTTTTCAGATATTCTATTTCAGCATCGTTATCCGTTCCACGGTAAAACAAACCCTCACGCTTTAATCCGGCTAATCTTAATGTCTCGGCCTCGACAATTCCGTGTAGTTTTGTATTCATGTAATTGTTGTAGGAATAATCGTTCAGAACAATGCGCCCGTCTGAAAAAATTGTATTTACATTTTCATCGGATACATACTTCCCATCAACAAACCCAGAAGTATTAGGGGCCTTAAAAACAACTACTCCATCTGTATCGTTTTCAGGGATTTCTATTTTTTTACCAGCTCTATCGCCAGTCAATGTATACTCATTTGTTGAAGATGCTTGATAGGTGCCGCCTTCATCTTTACCGTAAATCCTTTGCGTTTCTCCATCCTTTAATCGAGTTGCTGTTTTTGCAGGATCGGCACTCTTCTTCTCACTTCTCTTTGGCTTTCTGTCATCACCAAACTTGCCGCTTTCCTTCATTGCGTCAGTTAAACTTTGACCTTTCTTGATAAAAACGCGCCGCCCACTGATTGTCCGCCACACTCCATCTTCTGACGCCATAGATTTCACCTCATTTTAATTATACTAAACAGCACCTCATTACACAAGGGTTTCATCTGTTTCTTTGTACTTTATCCGCCTCTTCACTTCCAGAACCATAATGCGGCCTTTGTTCAGCTGTATCTGTGCATCGTTCCCTCGCTTAAGAATCTCGTTGATAGCGTCCATAACCGCCTTTGTGTCATTCATAAAGTATCCTCATCCTTTCCCGCTGCAACGGCAGCTGTGCCGCCTCGCTGAACGCCTTGTATTCTGCGTTTAACCGACGTATGCGGGCTGTTACCGCTTGGTAGTCCTCCGTTAGTCCAGCGGATTTGTATGCTGTCTGTTCCCGCTTCAACTTTCGGGCAGTTCGCTCGACCTGCCGCTGTTTCTGTGTGGCCTCATAAGCTGTGTAGTGCTTTCCCTCAAAATCCACGTCGTGCCCATCGTCTATGTGAGCGAGTTCTTCGTCGGTATATGTGCGCTCCATCACACCATCCACAAAAGCCATCCTGATATGGCGGCAGTTTGCACCCTCCAAGCCGTCCACATAGCCAAGCCCGCACACCTCATAAATGCTCGGATACTTGTCTCCGGTCCTTACGGAGTACACCCGGCCCTGCCATGCCTTGTGGTTTTGCCAGCCAACACCCTTGTCCCGAGCCCCGATGTGGGCGGACACTTCAAAATAAGGTGTTTCCAGATACTCTGCGCTCTGCTCCGTGTACTTGGCACAGATCTGGGATACGCCTGTCATCACCGCCCTGCGGGCTGCCACGTCAATATGGTCCCGGTGTCCACTCTCATAGTCCACCATGCGGAGGCCGCTTTCTGCCAACTGCTTGACAGCGCCCTTGATGGCCTGATTATAGGAGATAGCCCCGCTCATGACCTGCATCTCCGCGCTGTCCAGCGCCCACTGATAGGCTTTTGCCGGTGCTAACATCGTCCGCCCATTGTCCACCAGGAAGCCCATGGAGCGGGTCAGGTTTGACAGCTCCCCGCGTGTCTGCTCATAGATGGCCCAGGTATCTTCCACGCTCACCAACGTCTCTGGCTGGGTCACGCCCGCTAGGTCAATGAGGTCGGTATAATATCGCTGGTTCCGCTCCACCACCTCGTCCAACAGCTTGTCCAGTTCTTTCCGGGAGATGTTGGCGGTTCGCTGGATAGCTTTCTCAATCTCGCTCAGGTCGATGCCATGGGAGCGCAGCACCCGGATGTCCTGCACCGTCACCTCGTTCAGTTCACCAGAAATTTTCAGTCGGGAACATATCTCTTCAAGAATCGTCGCTTCCAGACTGCGGTACAGTTCGGCCAGATCTTCTGGGATGGCATCGAGAATCTCTGGGGTGAATGGATACCTCATTCAATCTCTTCTTCCTCCTCGTCCGTCATATCCTCCATCTTTGGCAGCATCTTCTTTGCCGTGGCCTCGTCCTCGTTGTACCACTTCATGCGGTACTCCCAGTCGTTCATGATTCCCGCAGCCAGATCCTGTCTGTCGTTGTTTCGCTCCGTAGTCTTGTCCTCGATGATGGAGTCATCAAAGTCAATGGTCACTTTTGCTTCTTCGTTCAGGCCTTTGTTCATAGCCGCATTCCCAAGCCGAAGAATGATATGGCACAGCTCTGTAATAGCCTGTTCCAAGATAATTTCATGCTTCTTGATGGTGCGGAACATGGTGCTATTCTCGCTGATGACCTGGGTAGCCGTGGTGATGTTCCCACTGTCAAAGCGGTAGTACGTCTCCCCAAAGCCGCATTTGCTGGACAGCAGATTAAGTTGTGTCTGCACGCCCTGGGTGTGTTCCGCCGTTCGCAGGTTCATGTCGATAGGCTGGATGATGTCCCCGCCCTCGATGTCCTCCGGCAGCATATAATAGGCAAGGTCATCAGGGTCAAAGACCGGCTCGCCATCCAAATACTTCTGCGCGGACGGCTTGACCATAACCCGCTTTTTCCCGAGCACAAACTCATTGACATAGCTGTCAAAGGCGATGTCTACGCCCTTCATGCTGTCGATGGCGTTGGCGTATACCGAAATCCCGAGCGGGATAGAGTAATCGAAGTTGTTGGCGATGTTTGGCCGATCAATGACAAACTGCCGCCGGTCGCTGCCGGTGTGGACCACGGGCGGCACCCGCTCAAACCCCTTCACGGAGGTCAGCAGAACCTCAGTATCCACGTTATGGTTCCGATATGTATACAGCCGATTCTCAATGTCGTACAGACCGTCCACCTTCCGGTGAATTTGCAGATAGCAATAATCATCCTCGTTTACGTTGACGATACTGTCAAAGGCACATTCAGTAATGACGCCATTCTGCCAGGACAGGGGCCAAATATGCTCTACCGTAACATAGTCGATAATTATATCGGTGGCGCTTCCTGGAATCGGCCCTGCTTCCGTGGCCTCCATGCCCACTACACGGGGAATAAAAGCCACCGTGCCAAGAGCGAAGGCCATTTCCTGCATCTCATTGGAGCGCACGCGAAAGTTGTTCTCATTCAGAACCCGGTCAATAAACTCCTGCTCCTTTGTGCCATCCAGAGTGATTTCAACCCGCTCATTCATAAGCAGATTAGCCCAATCTTCAGGAATCTTCTTCCCCATGTTGAGACTGTACCGCTTGCAGCTCACCATCCCGGCCCCGTTGCGCACCCGATATCGGTGGAACTCCTTTACGTCTCCCTCATACCAGGACTTCCACTCCAGAACCTTGCCGTAAAAGCCCGCGCTGACGGTGGCAAAGCCCAGCTCTTTGAGTTTGTCGATGATAGTCACTTTCTCACCTCATTACCGGGAAATACCGGACCAGAATAGTGTTTGCGAAATATCGTATATCATCCATGGCGTGGTCGTCTGCCTTGATGACCTTGTCCACAGTGGATTCCTCGTCCCATCGGTATAGGCCAAATTCTCGGATGGCGTCTTTACACTGGCGGTGTATTTTAAGTTCCCCGCTTTTGAGATAGACGGAAGTGCGCCGTATCCCGTCCATTACGTCATTGTTCGCTTTGACCACATGGAACTCATTGTGTCGGAATACCGTAGTGATGAAAGACGCCGCCGACGGGTCAATGACCACATAGTCCACGTTATAGCCGTCTGCCAGTTCCCGTATCGCCTGGTAGTATTCTTCATCAGTCAGCTGCTTCTGCGTCCCACGCCCGCTGTAATAATACTCCTTGATTCGGACAGCCCCTTGCTTTGTCACGCACCAAAGGCCGGCGGAAAATGGGTTGAGCGTTCCATAGTCCACGGATATATAATACCGGCCCGCCGGCGGTTCCTCGTCCACGATGTTGCTCTCGCCAAACATGGGGTAGATTAGTCCCTCGGCCAGCGCCCACCGTCCCAAAATATAACGGTCGTAAAAAACCGTTCCTCGATACTCCCGCTTTAGGTTCTCCACAAAAGCCTCTGGGAGAAACGGATTATCATCAATTGTGTACGTCTGGCTAAAAATATCCGCTTTGCTGTCCAGAAACACTTTCAGCCAGTGATTCGGCCCCTGTGGATTGTACGTACCGTCAAAGCATGAATACGCTTTATCCAGGCGGCTTTTCAGCAGTTCAAAGACTTCCTGGCTCCAGTCTGCCACCTCGTCGCCGTAGCAGTATTTGATGGACGCGCCGCGGATTTTCGAGACCTGGGAAACCTTTTCAGCTCCAAGGCAGTAGCACTTTTCCCCAAATATCCACGCCGTATTGTCGCTGGAGATCGTGCCAACAAGAGCATCACCATAGATCGTTCGCATAGGCTCAAGCACATTCCGCTCAATGGTGGACTTTGTGACGCCAAGAATGACCGTCAGCCCGTCCTTGCCGACACGCTCCCGGATGCGGATTGGGATAATCCACCGAAAATCAAGGTATGTTTTCCCCGATCGAGTAGCCCCTCCCTTAAAGTTCCAGCGGTGATGCCCCTCTCGGACAAATTCAGTTTGTTTCGGACTTAACAGCATCTCTGAACTCCTTCAACAGCCCGTCCAGTTTATTCAAACTGTCGTTCCCGCTGGCTGTGTTCTTTGTGGCCTTGTCAACGATAATCCCGAAAGAAGTGGCGATTTGAGACAACCCGGCATCGCTTATCTTTTCTGGGTCTGTCAGCGCCATTAGGTGCAGGTCGATCGCTTCCTGCATCTTCTCTTTGCGGGTCTCCATGAAGGCCAACATATCCAGCGTGTTCTGCTTCTTTTTTTGTTGCGCCTTTTGGGCGAATCCTTCGCAACCTAACACAACACGCTTAACGGTATCTTTGGAAACCCCATTGATTTTCGCCGTGGCGTTATAGCTCTCGGTCTCCAGATAATCAGCCACAATTTTCTTTCTTCGCCTGTCCGTCAGCCGTGCAGCCATGTCACCACCTCTCGCCTAAGTAGAGTCTACAAATGCCCCCCACCGCCACCGACAGAGCGCGCCCTCTCTCTTTCTTTTCGGGGGAGATTAAGGGGGGATTATAGGGGGGTAAGAGATAGGGGGATCGGGGGGAAGGGAGAGGGGGGATAAAGGGGGCCATCAAGAGGGGGACCTTTTCTTTCTCTCTCCCTTGCTTTCGTTTTGCTTTTGAAATGCTTTTAAATGCTTTTAAATGCTTTTCGCCGCCTACTGTCGAGCTCTGGCTCGGATCCGGCCAGCCGTCACAGCCTGTTAAGCGATACACCCGTGTGGGTTGTCAACCAAGAAACATGTTGATAAAAAACTGCTGTCCTTTCCCCGTCACCTTCGGGGTCTTGTTCACCGTAACATGCCCATCTGCATGTGTGATGCTGGTTTCCTTGATTTCAAACAGGCCCAATTCCATTGAGCGCTGTGTGGGCATGTTGTAATCCGTGCCCTCTCTGCGGATCAGATATCCGTTGTTCCGCATCCAGTCAAAGAGACGGTTCTGCCCAGTGTCCACCCCATTCTGCTTGAGGAGCTTTGCCAGCTCTCCAACCAGTATGGATGTATTGGAGGCAGCCACGGAATCCGCAAACAGCACCTTCGGCCGGTTAGCCTCCTTCTCCGCCTCCAGCATCTTAATCTTTCGATCTGCTATCTGGAGCGCACGGGCCATTACCTTTTCGGGGCTATTCCAATCCTTCTCCAATTGGAGGAAATACTTCCGGGCAATCTTCCCCTTCTCGTTCCGCTGGAGCATGCAGATCTCCTTGGCCATATCGATAGAGACGGCGGCATCTTTCATGCTCTGAGGGCCGCCAGCGGGGTTATGGACAAAAATGTCCGTGACTGCGTAATCCTCGTTTTCAGCGAATCCATATTCGCACATACGGGGAAACCACTTGTGGTACGGTGTTTCTACCTCTAGAAACTCGTGGAGTTCCCGCGCTGATACTGCTGGCTTTTCGCCGCTAAAGTCAACTTTGATTAGTTCGTTCATGTAGATACCACCCTTTCTATTTTGCTTCCCACCTTTATGTTGACTCAGGGCAGGGGAGTAAGGTGGCACCTCCCTTTTCGGCCCGTCGGCCTAGCCCTGATCTTTTGTTTGAGAGGCGGCGGGGGAATATCCCGCCATGCGTTTCCTCTCGTTGGGGCCACCCCCGTCTCCTGCAACTGCGGGGCGGCAAATATTTTTCAAAATATGTATTGACAGTATCATATTTTATGATATAATTAAGTCATAAAAAGTAAAAGGAACAATATAGGAGGTAAAGTCATGAAACACTATGAATATTGCGTTTGCAAAGACGGCTGGATGATGGGTGCTTATATGGACGACAAGAAGGGAGCCGAGGATTGTGCCGCTCGTTATGCCTCCCAGTATCCTGACAGCAAGGTTGAGATCAAGGTCAATGTTTATGACGAAATGGAATACCGTTATTTCAAGGAGGTCGGTTGCTGATGACAAACAGAGGAGCATACGTGTTTGGCTGGGTGTTTGGTCGGCTCAACGCGGCGGCATATCCGCAGGAGATCGGAGGGGATCTCACCCTTGCCGCTCAGCGCCCGTATACAGCACTCGCCAGAGTCATTTCTGATGCTCACAGGCTTGGCCTCCTAAAGAGGGATCTCGACCGGCAGGTTGCTGAGGCGCTTTGCGAGATCACCAGCATTGACCCGCCCGTGGAGGGAGGGTCTGAAAAGTTCCAGCCCCTTGAAATGCAGGGGGCTTGGCAGTTAGGCTATTTTGCCGGTAAAGGCAAGCGCCCCCTTGCGTCTGTCGAGTTTGATATTTCCGCCGCCAGAAAGGCCAAAGGCTTGACTCAAGCCCAGCTTGCGGATGCGATGGACGTTAACCAGGCCGTGATATCCCGCTGGGAGAGCGGCAAGGTCAGCCCCAATGCCGGGAATTTGGACAAACTGAAAGAAATTCTGAGCTAATCCTGCCGCCCCTCCGGGGGCGGCTTTTTTGCCCTCTCCAGCTCGTGCGCTTTTGGGGGCATAGATACCCCTTGCGGGGTATGCTGCGGGTCTGGTCAGGCTTTCTGCGGGTCTGACAGCATTATTATTTTAGTTCGGCCTCTTCCAATGGCTGGCCCTTGTTGTCCAGCAACCGCTGCCCCACCGAACCGCCCGGTATTATGTTCACAAATGAATCCCATTTCTCTTGAGCCGCTTCATTGACAGCTCATGGAACACGTCCCATTCCGTCGTTCCTTTACGAACTACCCCTACGTCTTTTGGCTTTGGCCATACGATGTCTTTCTCTTGTTCTTTTCTCCAGCGCTCTGAGTAATCGCAAAACTTTTTCAGTCTATCCCAGTATTCTTTTGACTGTTCCCAAGGGCGTAAGTCGTTATTGTATGCTGTCTGTGCATGTCTGAGCAGTTCAAATGGATCTCCCATTGTGGTTATCACTCCAGTTTTGGTGCCACCGCCCGCCTCATGCGGCGAGGAGCGGCGTATGGCGGACAGTAGGTTGTCCAGCCGCCCATTGGCATTTAATTTAATCGCGCAGTGCCTCTTTTGCTTTCCATCTGCGTTTGGAGCCGAGAGGCGGCATTGAGCCGCCACACGTCCACGGCGTTGTCCATGGCCGCCGCTTCCGCTTCTGCTGCTGCACTCGGCATATAAAGCACCACCACAAGATGATGCTTTGTCCGGCATACACCGGGCATCTCTGGAGCCACCGGGAGGAATCGAACCTCCAACCTACCGATTACAAGACGGTTGCTCTACCAGTTGAGCTAAGATGGCATATTTGCGCCGTCTCGCTTAGATTGACACACCCTGGTCTCGGCGGCGACATCATGATTAGCCACTCGCAGGGCAGTTTTCAGTGGGATAGCGCCGGGGCAGGTCATAGCTGCCACCGCTTCCGCCTCCATGACAGGCGGGCGTCGTTACCCTTCTCCGGGGCCGTCAGACGCTCTAGGCTACCCGGTATAGTGTCTTTCCACAGTCAGCTCCGTGGCCTTTGGAGCGGTTTAATAAATTGGCTACCGCAAAAAGTGCGGGTCCTCAAGCCCTCGGCCGGAATCGAACCGGCGTCCACTATACCAGATCAGGGTATCGCTCTCACCATTGAGCTACAAGGGCATATTGCACACGGAGGGGGGTGGCGGCAGATCACCGACGCCACCCACTCTACGTGAAGGAGGAAAAGGGGGCGGAAAGAGAGTGGGAGCGCAGGGGCATACGCCCCCACACCCCCATTCTAAAGTAAGATTCTTTCTTTGCTGTCCAAAAAAGGACAATTTAAAAAATTTTACCTAAAATTTGTTCGTCCGGTTAAGTAGTCCAAACTTACCTCATAGTAGTCAGCCAACGCAATCAAGGCCGCCATATTAGGACGCGCCTCCCCACGCTCATACTTTCTTACCGCACCACTCGGTAGTCCGCATAGCTCCGAAACCGTCACCATGCTTTTGACTGGTCTTTTCTCTTCTCTTAACCTTCTCAGCCTCTCCGGGAACTCGTTCAAGTGCTATCCCTCCTCATGCTGTCCGCCCTCCCCGTCGTGGATGGAGTCGATGATTTTCAGGTACTTTTCGATGGCTTTTCCCAAAGTTAATGTATCATCCTCCAACACCTCGTACCCCATCAGGCGGGCGGCTTCGTGGGGGCGGGACCTTCTAAACCCAATGCAATTTTCTTGGGTTTGGTTCATCGGACATTCACAGCAATTTCTACCCCTACAAAATTGCCCGTGTGCTTGCTCGTCTGTCACCACTTCCCCCGTCTCAGGGTTCCGAAACTTCATACTTGTTTCTCCCCTCCTTCCCATTTCTCGCACCCATCATCATCATCATCCCTAAAATCTCCTCGCCACTCGCTGTCTCCGTTACAGCACACGCCCTCAAATTCGGCGTACCAGCGGCAGGTGGCGCAACACTTAGTCATGCTCGTCCTCCTCGTCCATGCGAGCAGTACATTCTGGGCAATGCTTGTAAAAGCACATTTCCGCTTCATTTTCTGTCGCTACAAGTGGAATTTCAAACCCGCAAACACTGCATTTTTGGTATGGAGCGAAATGGTCAAAGTGGACAATCCATCTCCCGTGCCTCACCTCCGCAACTTCGGCGGCGGGGATACTATTCAGGCTCACATCTTCCGTACAGTATCCACAGTATTCTCCGTCAGAAATCAGTTGAGCGGTTTCAAGCATATTCTCAACAGCCGCCTTCTCGATGTACTCCTTCATTCCTCCGCCTCCCACTGTTTCTTCATGTCTTCGTATAACTCTTCCATCTTTCGATTCCACCCCTTGAGCTTCCACAGGACAAGCAGGCCAAGCGCCATCCACTCCACAGCAGCTATGATCGTCAGGATATCAGCCATCCTGCTCCCTCCGTAGTGCGGACTCGGCTTCCTCACGGGTCAGGAAAACGGTTTTGCCGATGTCCTCAAAGCCAAAAGTTTCTGATTTGTCATCGTTGATGCAAAACCAACTTTCTTTTGGCGGCAGATTTGCCCGTCGTTCATCGTAAATGATGAAATGGCTCACGCGCTTTTCAAGGATTTTCTCTGCATACGGGTAATACACCGTTTTCCCGATTAACTTGTCCGCCTGGGCCAGTTCGCGGAGGCGGTCAATGGGGCCGAGAGCACTTAACTCTTGCTTGTCCAACCTTAGCCCGAAAACCTCACCCTTAAGTTGTTCAATTTCCACTGGCTCCAAGCCAGTCTCCTCATAGGCTGCGAGGCGGTCAACGTGCGGACCGTAATCTTCTCCTCCTTCGGCATCGATAGCTACAAAC